GAAAAAATGGGAAGGTGCGTTACATCGGCACAATGGAGGCTATGGTATTCCGAGCCCCGCATTTAAGGCCGGAATGATAAGAATGATTAAACAGCGCGGTGCGAAAATGGTGGATGCAAACACTTGGTTTTTCGTTATTGGTGAGTATTGTCCGATTACAAAACATTCGGGTTGGGAAGGAAGATGCGACAGAGTTCGACTTTCCAATAAATCTACCGATTTGGCATATCGTCCGTGGTTTAAAGAATGGGAAGCGGAAGTAACGATTGAATATGATGAAAGTCTTATTTCCAAAGAAACGCTTCTGAGTTTATTAGAAGACGCTGGCCGATTAGGTGTATTAGAATGGAGGCCTAGCTCAGGGCGTCCGGGCCCATATGGAACTTACAGAATTAAAACAGGAGGTAAAAAGTGAGAAAATTCAACATTAAAAACAACCCCGGCTTTAATTTCGATAAGAAAAAAGCACAAAAATATGGTGAAAGGTTAGAGAATATTAAATCCAAAAACAAAATACTTACTCCGTTGATTGTGCTTAAAGATGCAGAGAAGAAAAGTTCACCTTACCATGACGAATTTATTTGGGATGATACTCTTGCTGCTTATAAATGGCGTATTCATACTGCAAGGAACCTCATTAGTGCTATTTATGTTGAGATTGAATCATTTGACGAACCGGTTAGAATGTATGAATCTGTGATTGTTGATGAAGAACGGCAATATGAAAACATTGAGACTATATCACAAGATGAGTTTTTTATGAATCAGGTATTAAATGAAATAAGGTCTGATCTTGTGAAATTGCAGAAGAAATACAGTACTTATAAACAACTTGCATCCTTTTGGGATACGGTTAATTATTCATTAGATTTAGCAGAGAAAGAGATGGGATGAATTGCGTTAGTTTTTATTATATTTAACTAAGTTGAGTTCCATTGAATTTTGGCAGTTAAATTATATTCAATTATGTTTTGTTATGTCCCATTGGGTTGGATTCAGTTAAGGCAGTTCAGTCTCGTTAGGTTGCGTTAAGTTATGTTATCTCCTGTTGCGTTGAGGCAGTTGAATTACTTTTCTTTAAGTTAGATTTAATTGCTTTGCGTTTTATTTGGGCAGTTACGTTGGAGTCAACTATGTTAGGTTTTAATGATTTGTATAGAATTGATTAAAATTAAAGGCGGTGCTTTTACAGGCCGCCTATTTCTATGTAGAGGATATTATGGAAACGAAACTAATTAATGACCATTATCAAAATTACAAAGTTTATAATATACCAAAAGCTCAATTAGTCATCGCAGATATACCCTATAATGTCGGAATAAATGCCTATGGATCAAACCCATCTTGGTATGTTGGAGGAGACAATAAAAATGGTGAAAGTGATTTAGCAGGAACAGAATTTTTTGATACTGACAAAAACTTTAAACCGGCAGAGTTCATGCATTTTTGCAGTAAGATGATGCGCAAAGAATCAAAACAAAGAAATGAATCACCGTGTATGATTGTTTTTTGTGGATATGACCAGCAAATGTATTTGATCGAATTAGCAAAAAGATACGGTATAAATAAATATATTAACCTGGTATTTAGAAAAAACTTTTCAGCACAGGTATTAAAAGCAAATATGCGAATAGTCGGAAACGCTGAATATGGATTGGTATTATTCAGAGACAAATTGCCAAAATTTAGAAATAATGGAAAAATGATATTTAATATTATTGAGGTTACAAGAGACACCAAATCACCGAAAATCCATCCAACTCAAAAATCAATACATTTACTGAAATATCTGATTTCAATTTTTACGGATGAAGGTGATGTTGTGATTGACCCGGTGGCGGGGAGCGGATCGACATTGGTTGCTGCTGCTCAAATGAATCGAAAAGCGTATGGATTTGAAATAAAAAAAGAGTTTTATAATAAAGCAAATGATTGGATAAAAAGATCAAAAGAGCAAGTAAATTTATTCACGCCAAATATAAAACAAAAATTTGAACAAACTATTGCTATATGAAAAAACTTACAAAAGAACAATCCGAAGAAATAGCCGATGAATTAGAAGAGGCTATTTATCTTTTAGCGAAAGCACGCAAAATAATTGAAGATTTGAAAAAAAAGTATGATATTAAAATAGAGGTAAACAATGGCAAGACCAACAAAGTTAAATAACGAAACAATGAAGCGTTTATCAACTGCAATCAGGAATGGTTCTACTTACCTGCTCGCCTGCAGTTATGCTGGGATTGATTACACTACTTTAAGAAAATGGATAATACAGGCGGAAGAGGATTTAAAGAAATATGAAGCAAAGAAGATCAAAAAGGAAACGATTTTTATCCAGTTATTCGACTCTATAAAAAAAGCGGAAGGCGAAATCACTCAAGAGGCCTTAATGCAAATTAGAAAATCAGGTAGAAATAGCTGGCAGGCTTATGCTTGGTTACTGGAAAGAAGGTACCCCGGGGAATACGGGAGGCAATTAATTGACATGAAACATAGTGGAGATGAAACGGCTCCGATTGTGGTGCAAGTAGTTACTAAAAGCGTAGCGGATAAGATGAATGCTAATAGTAAATGATTATTATGGCGACTATCTTTACAATGAAAGCCGGAATCTTGTTTTGTATGGTGGAGCAGATTCGGGTAAATCGGTGTTTGCAGGACAGAAGTTAATATACCGATGCTTAAAAGAAGAGAACCACAGATTTTTGATGATAAGGAAAATAGGATCAACCATAAGAAAAAGCCAATATCAGTTGATAAAAAACTATATAATAAAAGCAGAATTTGGTAATATGTTTGAATTCTTTGATTCTTATATGGAAATAAAGGGGCCAAGAAACAATGCGATAGTATCTACTGGTGTGGATGATCCTGAAAAACTAAAGTCGATTGAAGGCATCACGGGGATATGGTGTGAAGAGCCGACAGAGCTTACAATGGAAGATTTCCAACAAATCGATTTACGCTTAAGAGGTGATACGCCTTACTATAAACAAATCATTTTTACGTTTAATCCAATCAAATCAAGCCATTGGTTAAAATCTTACTTTTGGGATAACTCACCGCCGGACACAACCATTGTTCATTCAACCTATTTAGACAATGAATTCAGAGATAAAAACGATGATGCCAGGTATGAAAGATTAACCGGGGTATTCCATCGGATCTATGCCATGGGTGAATGGGGAGAAGAAACCGACCCGGATCAGCTAATAGATCACGAGTGGATTCAAAACGCTTATTCAGTGGAAAAGATAGAAGGCCACCGAAAGTTGGGCGTAGACGTTGCCCGGTATGGCGATGATGATACGGTGCTCGCAGAATTTGAAGGAAACGCCTTAATTGATCTTGAGAACCATCACGGGCTTAGTACCGACCGGGTGGCAGCCGTTGCTCAAAGGCGTATTATTGATAATGTTATCGATCCTCATTTGTGTTCAGTAGACGGGACCGGGTTAGGTTCTGGTGTGGTCGATAATATGAAACGCGCAGGGTTCCAAATCATTGACTTGGTTGTCGGTAAAAACCCGGTCAGGTTAGAGGAACTAAAAGAATATAAATTTTATAATCTCCGCTCACAGATGTATTTCTATGCAAGAGAAATGTTCAGACAGGGGAAGATAAGGCTTGAGTTTAAGCACATGGGGCTGGTGGGGGATTTAACGTCTATAAGGTACGAGGTCAAGGGGGATAAGACGGTAGCGATTGAATCAAAGGACAGTATTAAAAAACGTTTAGGCAGATCGCCCGATTATGGTGATGCTTTTGTATATGGATTATTCGCTGATAAATTAGCAATCAGAGAACCAGTAAAGGTAAAATTTATATGAGAGTTGAGGACCTAAAACCAATCGATATAGAGCAAATAGAGGTTAATTATGATAAGTATATCAAGCTCCGGCAAGACGCCAGGAATATAATGGTAAAATTACAACTTGATTATGATATAACTTATATCCAGATTTGGAATTACTGTGAGATAAAAAGAAAGAATGACAGGAGGGCATCATGGCAATCAAAAAAGTAACCCCGGAACCGCAGCCGTATATCGTGAAGATTTCGCATAATGCGAGCGATGTATTTTTGGACGAGTTAAAAAAGGTATTACGTAAAGAGTGGAACGTGACGGATATGTACACCATCGAGAACAAACAACTCCCAGAGCAGACAGCGATTGTTTATGACAAATACGATCAGATAATTGTTAGACTAATTAACGGTAAAATGCGGTTTACGCGTACCACAAAACAGGAGAGAGATATTGCAATCCTTAAAAATACCAGAAGTTTATCGTACCCCGTTTTCCCTGAGAAAAACTAAGTGTCTGGTATGCGGTACGGAGTTCTGGCGAAACGAAAGAGTATTTGTGATAAGATGTTCAAAATGTAAATCTAATTTGAGGATAGGATAATGCCACTACCCCTAAAAAATGAATCGCAGAAAGATTATATCGCCCGATTTATGAGTGATCCGGCTATGAAGAAACAATACCCGACCGAGAAGCAAAGGTTTGCGGTTGCGCTTTCACATTGGGTTGAGAGACTCAAAAAGGCTTTGATACTTCAAAAGATTGATAATATAAAATTCTTACTCAAAGCTGATAAATACGATAAATTAGCCATGAAGTTATCAAACCAATTACTCGGTGCATGGGATAAGCAAACCAAGGAAGCAATTAACGATCTTATACGGGGTATTGTCGGGAGTGGAGATTACAGGAAAACCGGAAAGTTAACCAAAACGGAGATAAATAAACGCCTTAAAGAACTATCTCAGAAATTAGGTCAGGATATTGTCCCTTCCATGCGTGGACCCATTAACCAGTATACCGAGGACATATACACCGGAGAAATGGCGCACATAGCCGGAGTGTCCGCAGCCTTTGATGTTATAGACGAAAAGGCTATTGAATGGGCTCGCAAGAATACAATGTACTGGATAGGTGAACATTACGACAGCCACATATCCGAAAAGGTTGGCGATATTGCCGGGGAAATACTAAAAGAGGGTCTGGACAGAAAGGCAGCTGCGGAATTCTTTAAGAAACAACTCGGAGAAGAATTCGGACGGTCAAAGTATTATTGGGATTTAATGAGCAATCACGTAGTTACCAGGTCAAGGGAGTTTGGCAGGACGTCCGCATATCAGAAAGTCGGGATTGAGTATGTCAGGATAGTCGCCACCATAGATCATAGAACGAGTAATATATGCAGAGAATTAAACGGTAAAACATTTCCGGTTGCATGGAACGTAAAATTAAGGGATAAACTTATAAACTCAAAAGACCCGGAGGATGTAAAAAAAATATCACCTTGGTTAACAGATGAACAGATCGAGGAAAAGATAACAGGCAAGAAGCCGAAAGATATGCCAAAGTGGGTAGGGATGCCACCGTATCATGCAAAGTGCCGGACTAGGACGGTAAGGTCAACAGAGGAACAATGGCAGAAGCAATGAAAATAATAACCGACACCCGTACCTTATACACTCAGATCAGCGAGATAGAGATCCAGACATTTAAAGATGTTCTTAGTGGGATCACTAAACTAAAAGGCTCTATCCGGTGCCACATGAAAAAAGACGAGTATGAGCATCTTGAAGTCTTACATAGAAGTAATAAATGGGCTACAATCGTTTTGCCTGATGATTTAAAGGACTTTGGTATCACTACTTTCTACCCACCCTTTGATATAAGAATGCTCGTTTTAAGAGGCGAATATGTAGGAAATGGCTATAAAACCACCCTATATTTCAGCCAACCGTAAATAAATATTTAGCAGAAGTTAAGTAAAACCAACCACTTATACCTACTTTGTAAAAACCTCTATATTTGTATTTCCTTTCACCCATTAATATATTATTACCATCTTAAACTTTAAGGAGGTTTATTTGGAACCATTAAGGCGTTTATCTGATATCGATGTGCAGTTTATTTCGCTTGTCGATAAGGGCGCTAATATGAAACGCATCATCTTAAAATCCGACGACCTACCTGAAACACCTTCCTTTGTTAAATCCGTTGAGATACTAAAAACAGACATTGAAAAACGCATGGTTTTTGGTATTGTCTATTCCCCTGAGGAAACCGATTCTCAAGGTGATATTGCTACCCTTGAGGAAATCGAGAAGGCAGCTCATGCCTTTATGAAAAACCGGCGGATCGGCAAAGTCGATAAGAATCACAACACCGAGGCTGGCGAGGGCTACGTTGCGGAATCATGGCTCACAAAAGAGAATGATTCCCTTTTTGCGACAGATGCTCCTGTAGGTTCTTGGGCGGTTGGGATAAAGATCGAGAAAGACGAAACATGGGAGGAGATTAAAAAAGGGGCTATAGGTGGATTATCGTTAATGGGTACTGCCACAATCGAACAACTCCAAAAGTCTGATGAGAAGAATATCTGGACATTGATAAAAGAGAAACTCGGACTCGATGATGTTGAAAAGGCCGGAAGGAAAATATCCGGGGCAAGTGCCAAAAAAATCACAGATGCGATAGCCGTCCTTAATCAATTATTGGAAGAATCTACAGTCGAAAAGAAGGAGGACTCAATGACTGAAGAAGAAAAAAAGGCATTGACTGATGAGATCGCAAAGGGCGTAAAAGAGCAATTTGATGCGCTCAAGAAAGAACTCAACGATCAGTTTCAGCCTATCGTAAATAAATTAAATGACGACGTTAAAAAGAACTCTGTTATACTTGCCGGATTGAAGAAATCCAACGGGATCCAAACACAGGATGGACAGGAAACTACCCCTGAGGAAGAAAAAGCCGAGTTGGAAAAACAAGGTAAGTATAAAGATGAGAAAGGCGTTGTCCGTACTTATATGTTCACTTAATTGGAAAGGAGCCTAAAATGTTTACAGATGTAAAGACTCTGCTCCAAAAACGCTGGACAGAGCTAACCTTTGTAGAAAAAGCGGTTGTGTTATCTTCGACTGGCGGGCAGTTAGCCCCGGAAGATGCAGACGCTTTTATCTCAAGCGTGGTGGATAAGTCGGCCTTTTTGAGTCGTATAACGACCAAAAGAATGACTGCAAGTACCGCTTATATTGACGTGTTTGCGATAGCTACCCGGCAAATGACATTGGCAACTGAGGCCACGCTGGCAGCTACAGCGCAAACCACAAACTTTTCATTAACCATCCCCCGGCGCACCTTAACGCCCGTAGAGGTGATTTTAGCCCCGGACGTTTCATATACCTTTTTACAAGAGAACATCGAACGAGCAGCCGCTGAGGCGCATTTGATGGGAGAAATAGCGAAGGCAGTCAGAAATGATATGCTGGATCTATGTGTTAACGGTGATAGCTCAACCGGGACGTTCCTGGTTTGTAATTCAGGATGGATCACATTGGCCGTTGCAGATTCAAATGTCAATGATGCAGACTGTGCCGGAGAAGATGCGGAAGGCGCGCTTGATAAGGTGCTTGATGCCTTGCCGGAGCAATATGACGGAATGCCTGATTTAGCCTTTTGTGTGGGTCGTAAATTCCGCAGGAAATACCGCAGAGAAGTAGCTGCCCGGGCAACTGGACTTGGCGATACCGCATTTATCACAGATCAGGACATAGGTTTTGAAGGGATTCCTGTTGAAGCGATTTATGCGTGGCCGGCCGCTTACATTATGCTGACGCCGGTGAAGAATCTCCATGTAGGCATAAGTAAAGTAATAACGGTTGAAAAAATGATGCAACCGAGAAAACAAATCATCGAATACACAATAACCTTAAAATTCGACCCTGAGTATGCGTATGGAGGTTTCATATCGCTCGGTGCGAATGTAAGCTCTTAAAGGGGGTGCAAAATGAAAAAACTTTTTAATCTGTTTGTGATTTTTGTGCTTGTGTCGATGGTTACGATTGCATTTGGTGCTGATACCTATACGATTGTTCCAACGGTTCATAACCACTTAGGCGGGTCGACTCTAAAGGTAGTTTTTACTGCGGTTGCCGTTGACTCAACAGGCTCACAACATACATATCCGCTTTTTATTGGGAATGTGAATGACAACGACGCTTATTTGAAAGTAATCGCAAATGCAACTGCCGACTATAATGTGATCTTCCATTTTTCAAATGACTTAACAACTTGGAAAGCGGTTACAGCATCGACTATCGACGCTATCTCTAATACAGCAGAATATGATACGCTGGGTGGCGTTACGCTGGTAGATTTCCATAAATACAGCTGGATGGTTATAGAAGGTGATGCACAGGCCGGAGTTAATGTTACGGATATACTCTACCTTGAAGCTAACTTCCAGGCAGACGTAAAGCAACCAAACCCGGTAGGTCGTGAACTAAAGCATATGTTCTATACGACTACAAATGTTACAAATCCTTAATTAACTGGATGGCAAGCCCAAGGGTAGATACTATGTTGTGTCTACCCTTTTATTCAACAGGAGTAAACATGGCAGAAAAAACTTATATTGCCTTAGCAAACATTCGTGGAAAAAAGAATTACAATCGAGGGGATGAAATCTCCGAGGGAGAATTTAAGAACGTCCCAAAAGAATTAAAACACAAGTTTAAAGAATCAATGGCTATTTCAATGGCCATGCTTGCCGGTGATGAGAATCAGTTAAAACAAACCATCCAGCAATTACTTCTTAAAATCGAAGCCCTTGAAAATGAGATTAAAGTTTTAAAGGGTGGAAAGTCAGAAGGCAAAGCAATCACCTCAGAAACAGGCGGTAAGCCAGCACCACAAAAACTGTAAAGGGGGTACACCATGGGAATGGCTACAGCTGCCCTTTGCAGAACCGAAATTAATATACCTACATCCGTTGCAGATGCTAATTTCACCGCTCCGCTTTCAAATGCAGAAGATGAAATAAGACGCATTCTGCGAACCCTTGAGGCGTTGGTTGTTGATTACCAATATTTAGAAGAGGATGGGAACACCTTCTCTGAGGATGGCGGTACTACATTTCGTTTTTCATATACTCAAATAGGCGTTCTTGCTGATGGATATGATAGTGCGATAGATGCAACTTATGTGACATTATTAGCATCAATTAACACGGCATTATCTGCAAACGGGCAGGACGCACTCACCGATGATGATAAATATCAATTAAGACAGGCAGGACGAGACTTTCGCAAGGCAGAAATATTGCTTGCGTTGGCTCAGTTTGCCTATTTTGGTAATTTACGCCCCACAAATGAAGGTGGTTTTATATCTGATATTAATTTCGGAACAGGTAAAACGCCTTTATTGTCTCACGATGAATCCTTGAAAGTAGCAAAAAAATTCAGGCACGAAGCATTTAAACAACTATTCCTTTGGCTCAAGGATCCCCGGTCTGATATAATTACAGACTCAATCGAGTATTCAGACGGGTCCCGAGAAGAATACTATCTACCGGACAGTTTTACGCATCCCGATATTAATATAAGCGCAGTTCCTACTAAATTGGGACGTAAAGACAGAGATCCACGAAAGAGATATGCCGGATAAAGAAGTAAAAATTGATTTATCAGAATTGAAAAAATTCATGGGTAAGCTGGACAAAAACCTTGATAAGTGGATTGATATTGCTTTGACTGATTACGCTTTGACGCTTGAGGGAATGGTAGTTGATGAAATTGAAAAGCGCCATATATCTGTTTCAGGAGAACTTAAAAAATCCATTACTCATGAAGTTATAAAACAACTGCATGGATGGCTTATAAACGTGGGAACGAATTTAAAGACAGGGTCGGGTTATCCTTATCCGGTTGGGGTGCATGAAGGGACAAAACCGCACGCAATGCCGATCGCTCCGCTAAAAGAATGGGTACGATTAAAGCTGAATATCTCAAAAGAAAAAGAGAACACAAGAGTAGCCTGGGCGATATGGTGGAAAATTAAAAAGTTCGGTACAAAAGGAAACCCATTTATGGGATCAGTATTTGCAAAAGAGAAACACCGGATGAACCGTGAAATAGGGAACGCACTTTATAGAGCCATGAAAGGCGGGCGAGTTGTTTAATAAAATTGATGATGTATTAACTGCGGTTGACGCGGTTTCAGGAATTGAGTATGTTGCTGATAATGTATATACAGAAATCACATCTTTCGGAGCGTTTATAATTGACGAAAATGTTGATGTAGAGCTGGAAAAACTTTCCGTTAATGGCCAGATTTATAACGTTAGAATGGTTACTGACTGGTATCTTCATGTTGTTTATGCCGACTACACAAAAGCGCAGTTTAAGACGTTACTCGAAAACGTTATAAAGGCTCTGGCTGCCACAAGTGGATTTAACTATATAAAAATTGTTGATATGAAACTATTAACGCCCTACCAAATAGGTTCAACTAAAACCCGGACAGCGTTCGGTACGGTTGAATTCTTTAGCAAGGAGAGCTGGGTATAATGGGAGCCCAACAAAGAATAAGACGTAAAGAAAATAAACCAAATCCAAAAATATCGGTCTTTGAAAAATCGGTTGCACCATTATTAAAAATGTCAGGGCAGATACAAGACCCGTTCTCTGAGGCTGATTTCGGGCATGAAGATTTTATACGGCCTCCATATCCACTGACTATCTTACTTGATTTTTATGAGGATAACACATGGAATAATGCTTGTATAAACTTAAAGGCCAATTTGGTTTGTGGACAATATGAGATTATGCCTGTAAATGAAGGCCAAAAAGAGGATGCAGAGTTTAATAAATTGATGGAGTTTATTGAAAGCCCAAATGAAGAGGGCGAGGATTTTTTAGACCTTTTAAATAAATTGTGGGTAGATACGGAAGCGGTAGGGAATTTCTATCTTGAAGTTGTTCGTAACGGGTTGGGGGAATTGGCAGAGTTATATCACGTTCCGGCACATACGGTAATGAAAGCCAAATTAAAACCGGGATATTGGCACAAGCGGTCGGGTGTTGGAGCAAAGAAAGTTTATTTTAAACCGTATCAAAAGCAAGATATGAATATGGGAAATGAGGTTATACATCATAAAAATTATTTCCCGGCAAGCAAGTATTACGGGATGCCGGATTATATGCCAGCATTAGGAGCGATGGCTTTAGATAGGAACGCTATTTTATTTAATAACAGCTACTTTGCCAACAGTGGAATGATGGGCATGATAATGTTAATCAAAGGGGCAGAGTTGAATCCACAAAGCCGTCAGGAATTAAAAAACATGGTGCAGGGAAATTACACCGGGGTTGACAATGCTCACAGAATGGCAATCATAGATGATCTTGGGGAAGGCGCGGACATTAAAATTGAGAAGGTAATGGAGACAATACGAGATATGTCCTTCCAGCAAATGAGGAAATTTGACAGGGATGAGATTATAGCTTCTCATCATGTACCGCCTAAAATGCTCCACGTTGCTGAGGCTGGAAGATTGGGCGACTCAAATGATGGTTATAATCAAATGAAGATGTTTAAAATATTTGAGATCGATCCATCACAGCGAAGATTAGAGAACATCCTTAACCGGAAAATAATAGAGGGTGAACTTGGGATTGTGAATTGGAAAATTAAATTTGTAGACTTAGATATTCGTGATCCGAAAGATTTATCAGAAGAGATTTGGGGAGATTTGGATAAAATGATTCTTGAGGTTGATGAGGCTCGCGCAATGAGGGGCCGGGAACCCTTAGATAAATCAGCAATTAAGAAAAATAATCAAGAGAAAATAAACGATTTACTAAAAATAGCAGATATATTAGAAAAGAAATTAAACGAAATACCCGATTTGGAGGAGTTATGAAGTACTTACTTATGAAGTATTTATTAATGTTATTGTTATTTGCCTTGCCCCTTTATGGACAAAATTACATGAGCGGACAGGATGTGTCAGATTCAGACGGTAATTATTTTGATACGTCTGAGGATGATAGCGTATTTTTTGATGATGATACGCTATATATCTGTGGCGCTGATACCGCCTATATCCTTATTTATGCAGGTGATACGGAAGGGCTAACTGCGTTCAAGGGAACAGTGACTACCAAAGACACAATGACCCATGCAGCTGACAGTGCAAGAGTGGTATTTGATATGGCTATTTATGCAGGCTTAACTTATTCGGCTGTTGACGCTAATTTCACCAATACATTTTATGCGTTGGATAGCGTAGAAATTGCCAGCGCCGGAAGCGGGACTTTTAATTTTAAGCCATTTGACAATAGTAATTTAGATCAGGAATATACCCTTTATTGGCTGCTTCGAATCAGGCAAAGATTTGACACTAATTTAGCAGCTATATACTTGAGGCAGGAAAAAACAAGACCGTGAACAAGTTCTTTTATGAT